CATTTTCAATGGGAAATGCATTTCCAAAAAAAATAGCAATTCCTGTGCCATTATCAAGAATTGCTGTTTTTCCTATATCACTAGGAAATAAATCTTCAATTAGTTCTTTTTGTGTTTCCAGGTCTAACCACGAACCTTTTGTTGTTCCCGTAAGAATAAACTGTGATTCATGTTCACCATCTTCTGAATCAGGTGGTGTTTCACTGTATTCACCTACCCAATATGATAGCAATGGATCGATATCTGATTTAAATTCCATATATTCATAAGGAATTCCTATTGATTCCAATTCACTGCCTATAAAGCCTAATGCTGCAACTGTCATTGTTCTAACCCTTTCAATCTTTGCTTCAAACTAGCAGGCAATGTTTTTTTAAGTGTATCAAATGCATTCTGCAATGCCCTGTGTGGCCTTTGACCTTTTGTCATATGTGCATCAAGCCCATCTTTCTTCATCATTGCCACAATCTTTTTGGCTTCTTCAAAGGTGTATGATTTTCCACCTTTTGAATCTGCATCAGGGTTACCATCACCCTTTACATACACCCAATAACCTTTTCTTCCATCACCATGAATAGCATATTCACCTGTGCCAAATTCAGACCATATGGCTGCTTGTAATGGGCTTCCAACCCGGGCTTCAAGTTTTGATTCATCAACTTCATAATTCCATGAATTTCTGATATTGGTAAACCATCCACCCTTTGTGGGTGTATTTCTTTTAACCTGGGCTTGAAGTTCTCCTGATGCTTCATAAAGCCATGCAATAGATTCTTCATTCATTTGTTCTTTAACCTTAAAAGCATTATTGACGAACTTTACCATTACTGAACACCCCTATACTGCAAATAGATTTCAAGTTGCATATGAAGATTCATTGGATCATCAATCAGCATTACATCATAAGCTTCATTGTTTATTACCATACGGCTATTTTCTGCCTTTATTTTAGGATCAAGAAGTTGCCAATCTGAAATAAATACATGTGTTGATTCCTGAACTTTAGCATTATAGGTTGTGTATTTGGAATCACCTGATGATAAATCCAGGAAACCTGCAATGTTATGTACTGTATTCCAATTGTTTATTGTTTCACCTATGGCATTTTTTGAAGGTGTTCTTGTTTGCAATTGTGCAATGGTATTTCCACCAATCATAAAAACACCCCCCTTTTAAAATCTTGCCTTCATGTAGGGCTTTAAAAAGCCGATTAATGATTTTGGATAGCCAATAAGTGAATTATCACCATCCATATTGAAATAGGTTACAGAATGCCTTGATAAGGTTTCTGATTGAATTCCTACTTTATCCCTGTTTTCCAAATCCCACTTCATAAGATTGGCAACACCAATTTTTACATCTGTTGGATATTCAACTTTGGTAACAAGAATATCAGCTTCATCAATCAGATTTCTGTTCAATTCTGTATATCCGTTTTCAACGTTTATAATGTTAAATACTCCATCAGAATATCTTGATTCTGAAATCTGTACTGTATCACCAACATTAAGCAAATCACTTGTCAGGAAAAGCTTTGTGGTCATGATAGAACATCTGAATCTGATATTTCTGTTTTGGAAATTATTGTTTGTATATTTCCTTACAAGCAATTCAAGTGCCTGAAGTTTACCTTCAAGCACCTGATCTGCAATGTCAGTATTTACATATGTTTTTAATTCATCAACTGACATAATCATAAGGGTTTCACCCCCTTCATTATTCAGCCTTCTTTGCTGCACTTCTTGTCTTGGGTTCTGCTGCAACTTCTTCAACAGAATAGCCTTCATGTTCACGGAACCAATCAGCCATTCTATCATCTGAAATCACTGCTTCACCATTTGCAAATGCAACATTTCCTGCATCAATTCCTGTGTAATTTGGAATGTTAGTAGTTTTTACCACATATGTTTTTCCTGCCATTTTTTTCACCTTTATCCTTTCGATAATTAAGCAATCTTGATGTTTCTTAATACACCTGCATGTGCTGTGTTCTTAAGAACAGTTGCTGCAACCATTTCAACTTCACCTTTCTTAACAACACCGGGCTGTGTAAAGTCGGGAAGATACTGATCAATTGCCTTGCTTCCTGCAAGTGTTGCTGCATGGAATCCATCATTGATATCAAACTTAACAGCATAGATATCAGTTAAGCCTGTAACAGATGCAGAATCAATTGTTCTTGTAATGCCCTTCTTAACTACAGCATTTGCAACTGCAACATTGGTTGAAACTGTGTAATGGTTCTTTAAATCCATCAATCTTACACCATCAATGGATGTAACCTTTTTGCCAAAAGCATCTTCTGATTCTGTCTTGTAGCCAAGAACTCTTGCTACTGTCTGAACCTTTGCAATTGCATCTGCATTCATAAGAAGTGCATCAGCTTCTGTGTTACGGATAAGCATTGTAAGTGCTTCATAAAATTCATCAGCATTTGCCTTAAGTGCTGTCATGTTGGAAAGATCAATCTTTCCTGTAGTACCAAATTCAGAAGTGGTACCAACAAGCATCTTATCAAGGCCATCAAATTCCTTTGCATTGCTTGTTGAATTACCATTGATAAGTGTGTAATGGAAAAGAGAAACAGCAGCACGGATCTTTTCTTCCATCTGCCATGCCATGTTGTTAAACTTTCCTTCTGCTTTCTTTAATACTCTGTCAATGTCAAATTCACCACCAAAGATCTTTAAATCAGCGGTTTTCTTAACCATTGTTGCAGCAGAGTGTGTGTATTCTTCATTGATATCTCTGAATGAAGCAGTTGAAGGAAGAACCTTCTGCATATATGCATATGTCATTGTTGAACCACCCTGTGGTGATACTGCATCATCAAAAGGAAGCATCTGAAGAACTTCTGATTCTCTTAAAAAGATCTCTGCAACCTGCTCTGCTACTTTGTCGGACATTCCAACTTTCATTTCAGCTAATGTAAAAGCCATGTTTTTTTCCTACCTTTCTTACTAATCATTGTGTGTTGTTTCATATCTTTGCTGAAGTGCTTCAGCAAGTGTTTTTGGTTCAGCCTTGCCAGGATCACCTTCTGAACCCGGAAGCCTGTTTTCTTCAATCTTCTTTGCAGAAGATGATTCATACATATTAGGGAACTGTGTTTTCAATCCATCACTGTATGATTTCCAATCCTTGATGTTTCCATTTTCATCAAGTTCCAAGGTTTTACCATCTTCTTTAAGCTTTTCATTAAGCTTATAAGTCAGGTAATCAACATCAATTGCTTTTTCTGAAAGCAAAGCAACCTTGATTGCTGATTCCATCTGTGTTTCTGCCAACTGTGCCTGTAATTGCTGAACCTGGGTTTCATATCCCGTAATTTTACCTTGCAATTCTTCATTGCCTTTGGTACCTTTCTTTAAATCTTCAATTAAGGCATTGGCAGTTGTGATTTCTGAATCTTTGTTTAAAAGGATTTTGTTCAGCTTTTCAATTTCTGCATCAAACTTTCCTTTTCCAACATATTCACCTTCTGACAAATCCGCATATCTTACATGCTTCAGCTTATCAGGTTCTTTTGAATTCACTTCATCAATCTTTGCCTGCACCTGATCATACAGTTCTTTTCCTAACAGTTCATCTAATTTCATGCTTTTTTCCTTTCCCATCCATCTGAACTTGATGAATGAACAGAAGTTTTTTTGCCGTTCTGCAAGGCTGAATCTAGGGCTAGTTTTGATGCCATAACCTTATTTTGGGGCATATAAAAAGGCCATGCTTATTGCATAGCCTTGATACCTTTTTATGGGCTTATTTGGTCAATTTTGACCTGTTCCATGCTGTGTTAATATTAATTTGTTGTAATAAAAAAGCACCCTGTTAAGGATGCTTTTATATATATGCGTTTTTACCTACCGATTCAAAGTAATCTTCATACGGCTTATCATTTTCAATGCAATTGTTTAGGATTTCAATCCATTCTTCAGAATTAAAGGAAGAACATTCAGTAGTAACAGTGGTTCCAAAATGATCCCTATATCTTTTTAATGCATCCATTAGTCCGTTTTTTTCATTAGGTATATTTTCACGTTTCAAGAAATCAGGAATCATAATGAATCCACCATCCTTTCAAATTCTTCATAAGCATTTGGAAATACTTCTTTTATTGCCTTTATTTTTTCTGTATCATTTCTAACTGTAGCTTCATAAAAATGTGCAAAGGCTTCTGCGGGAAGATTTTGTGGCTTCTTCCAATATTCAGTTTTATGCCCAAAAGCACCAACACATTTATTGTTTGTTATACCACCAATTAAATCTGATATAGAATGGTATTTGGGATCTGCCAAAGCTTTCCCAATAGAATCATATGTTTCATCTATGCCTATATTATAAGCCTTTTGATAATTAATTACTAGATTTTCAAAATCAATATTCAAAAGATCAGTAAAAACTTTTGAATTTGCAGCAATTCCACCTGCTTCTGTTTCAATCATATGCCCTATTTCATGAAATGTAGTTTGCCACTTTCCTTTTTCATTCACCGCATCTTTTGCTATATTAACCGCAACACCTTTTGAATTTGCATAGGCTACCCCAAAACATTTTTCATTTACAAAGGCAACCTTATCAACATACATGTTGTTAATTTTTGCAATTTTCTTTGGTGCATTTTTGTATATCTGAATAATTTCAGGAGCAAATTTATTATTCCAATCCAAAAGTTTAACAGGTTCATGTTCATTTACCTTGTTTATAAACTTGGCTGCTATTGAATTTAAAACATTTTTAATTTTTATCTTTTCATTCTGATATTCATCACTTATCTTTTGTGCATTTTGTAGGGCTTCCTTGGCTTTTTGGCCTTCAAAATTCATTGCCATCTGACCTGTTATATCTTTGTAATAGCCTTTAAATTCCTTGAAATTCTTGGCTTCAACCTTGATAAGTTGTGTGGTTCCATTATCATCAATAAGAATAGGTGCATCAGGTGACCATTTAGTGTAATTGTTGCCCAATGCCCATCTTGCCCTTTGAAGGATTGCACATCTACAGTTAATATCTTCTGATGCAATTCCAAAACCACCCGGTTGCATAGCCTTCATACCATCCACTTCAAATGGTTCATCAATTTCCCTTATCTGACCATCAAGCCTTCTGTGGTTTTCCCTGGTGTTCCCATCCAATGATGAATCCCATTGTTTGACTACATCAGCACCCTTTGCTTTTGCTTTATACTGCATATCCAAGGCAGCCTTGCATTGTATTCTGTGTGCTTCTGTTCTTGCTATCCTTGCAGCATTGTTTCTTGGAATGCCTGCATAATTGGCAATATTTCTTTCTATTTCTGAATACATTGATGCACTAGATATTCCACGGCTTATTTCACTTGCAATCTGCTTTGAAAGTACCTTTGTATCTTTGCCCAACATTGTATACAAATCTTCAGAAAGCTTTGTTTCATGCTGAATAGCAGCAACTACCTGTGTTTGGTCAATCATGCTAATTAGTGGAACACCTTGGCCCTGCAAATCATACATTGTTCCAATAAATCCATCTTCATAGGATTTTGTGAGATATTCAGAAACAGTTGCAAAATTGTTATTCTGCAACTGTCCTAATATCGTTTCTATTTGTGATTTTAAGGCTTTCTGATACTCTTTCTGATATATTACATATTGAAGATCTGCATCATCCCTGGATTCAAGAACTGATAACCTTATATTGATTTCATTAAGTGCATCCTTATAGTTCTTTTTAAGTTCTTCAAGAACCTTCTTTTCACTATCCAGGAATTCCTGCTGAATTTCCTTTTGCCGTTCGTTCATTTATTTCCACCCCATCCAAAGCCCTTTGTGCATCTTTAACTGATTCATCTGCTTCAGCAGGATTTGGAAGTTTATCTTTGATTTCCATATAACTGATATCAAGAACTTCACAGATGTTCTGCATAAGTGTTTCATTATCAACATATGCTGCCAATGACAAAAGCACATTTATCATTGTTTGCTTTGCCTGTGCTTCTGTTAATTCTATCTGTGTATTCTCCTGTGCATTACTCATGATTTCATGCTCAAATTTAAAATAAACATCTTTCTGCTGATAATCGGTACCGTTTAATTCATTGATTTCATCAAGAACAATCTTGATTATCTTTCTTAATAACTGTTTAAGCTTAATTTCCTTCTTGTTAGCCTTTAAATCAAGAAGTGAATAAGCTGCTTTGATAGCTATGTTAGTTGTTGCAGAAGTATCTTTTAAACCTGACATATTAAGGCCCATACCAAATCTGTAAATGTTCTTTTCATCAAGATTCAGTTTTGCTTCCCTTGCCTGATATGGAACATCTACTGTATGAACTTCAACACCACCATTTTCATCAACACCAATCATTTTCTTTGTTTTTAGATTCTGCTGCAGTTCATCCAGGTTATCACCCTGAAATCCTTTTACTACATGTATTGGTGTATCAAAATCCACAAGATTGTTTGAAAGAGAAGATGCCATTAAATCATAATCATCAATGATATCCTTTATAGGCTTTAAATCACTTGCTTTCTTCTTGTTGTTATCAAGTCTGAAGAAAGGAATAAAGCCAAATGCTTCAAAATATGTTGCATCATCTTTTGCATCTTCCTTTTTCCAAATGGTATGTGGCTTTGGATTAAGCTTTTCAGCATCATCCTTGGCTATTCTTCCACTTGAATCCATTACATAAAAGAAGGTTTGGCTTTTATCCCAAACCTGAATTCTTATGATTTCCTTTTTGCCTTTTTCTATTCTGTCTGTGTAATAATAAATTACATAATCACACTTATCATCTGTATCTTTGGCCCTTACTTCAATTACACCAAGTGAATCAGCACATTGAAAGGCAATTCTATCTTCAGCATTCTTGTATGCATACAAATATCCAAAGCCTTTTGTGCTGCTATCTGTAATCAAATCAGCCAATTCAGCCATGAAGTTTTCATTATCATTAAAGTATCTGTTCAGTTCTTCCTGTAGTTTAGGATCATCAGACCTAATAAGGCCATCTTCACCCGACAAGATATACTGAACCACCTGATCAACAAGTTCTGAAAAGAAAGGATGGCAGTTTCTGATATTTGAACGGGTGGTATCTTCAACCAACTTTCCATCTGAATTGAAGAAGAACATTCTGTATTTCTTTATATCATGTTCCCCTTCATAATATCTTTGGCCCATCCTTGCCATTCGTTTGATATCAACATTCTTATCTTCTGATATAAACTGTTTGATTTCTTCAATGCTTAACATCTTTAGATTCCCTTTCTGATTAATAAAACCATTTCTTTTGCTTTCTCCAACCTTCTACACCATACCTTAAGGCAGCCATGGCATCATCCTGAAAAGCCACAGGTTCATCAAGATATTCACCAAGCTTTTCATCCCTTTTCCACTTCCATTGCTGCATTTCCTTTATGGTATTCACACATGAAGGATGCACATATATTTTCCTTTGCTTCAGCCAATCGATCTGTGCTTTAACTGAACCTTGTGAACCGCCTTTATCAACACCTTTTGCCCTGGTATAACCTGCTTTGTTCCACATCTTGATTCTGTCAGGTTCGGCTGAATCACACCACATTTGTTTGTTTTTAGGAATATCAGCATTTTCTGCCAATCTGATAAGTTCTGATGTATCTTTTTCAAATTCATATATTTCCTTCAAAATATAGATATCATCATCCTTAATTCCAATTGGAAGGATTGCATTGGCATGGTTAAAACCAAAGTCTTGACCTATGGCAAAATCATCATAATCTTCAGGATTTTGGGATATATCTTTTACTTCCCAATTATGAAGAATCAAACCACCTATTTCACCCCATTCACCAAGGCCATAGATTTGATATCCTTCAGGATCTACAATTTTTCGTCTTTCCATCCTGGCTTTGTAAGCTTCATCAATGAATCTGTTGCCCAGGTATGTTGAATGATGTGTTAGAACGTTATCATCAGGCAAATCAAAAAAGACTTTCTTTATCCAATGATTCTTGTTCACAGGATTGAAAGTCATTCTTATTTGGTAAAACTGCCCTTCAGGAAGTTCACCCCTTAATCTATCATCTATTATTTCTAAATCTGCTTGTGTAAATTCCGTTGCTTCTTCAAGCCATACATCTGTAAGCTTTCCTTTTGGGAATGTAATTGACTTAAGTTTTTCCCTTTGTCTATCATCATTCATTCCCCTAAAGATTATCTGATTTCCATTTGGCTTAAAGGTTAGCATCATAGGTGATTTGTTCACTTGCCAATACTTATCATATTGATCACCGAACATCTTATACAATGCACCTGTTAATTCAGCAAAAGTTGAATCCCTATTGGTAATATCTGATTTTCGCATTGCAACAAGATTTCTGCCCTTATCTTGCATTAGTCTTAAAATATAATGTTGTGCAGTATCAACTGATTTTCCTGAACCTGCTGAACCTTTCATAACAATATATCTTTTCTTGCTGCTGTCTACTTCTCTAAACCCCGGATTCATTTTAACTTTTATATCCATGGTTCAGTTTGCCCTATACTATATCACCATAATCAATACTGATATTAAGGGCCATATCAACATTGGATTCTACTTTTTCTGTATAAATGCCATACCGCTTTCCTAACAATTCAGCAGCTCTTAATCTGTCTTTTTCTGAAGGTGCCTTTTCAATTGTTCTTGCTTCTGATACACCTTCACCACAACCTTCAACAACAATTTCTTCTGATTTTGATTCACCACGCAATACAGATGTTAAATATTTAAGAACTTCATCCTGCCCCGCTATCAAGGCTGATTCTTTTTCTTTCATCCTTTCATCTATATATGCCTTTATGTATGGTTTTGTTAAGTTCTCTGTTGCAATTATTCTTGCAGATTTTTTTGAATAACCTGCTTTAATTGCAGCCTGTGTTGCATTTAGGCTTATCAGATATTCATCACAAAATATTTTCTGTTTATTGGTTAAATTTGCCATGTAATCACCTTTACAATAAGGCCTTGAAAGCAGAGAAGGAAAACAAATGTCAGAAAAACCATAAACTTTCAAGGCCATGAAAAAAGGCACTGCCATGAAAATGACAATGCCTTTCTTTGCTTTTTTACTGCTACCATAATATCACTTATGAATAGGAATTAATACCTTTTTTTTCCTTTTTTTTCCTTTTTGCGGGAAAAAATTTTTATGCTTCAATCTTAAAAATACTTCTTGCCTGGGAAATCAAGCTTCTGTTGATTTCATCCCTTCTTCTTAATTCATCCCACATGTAATCAGAAGGAAGAACTTTAACCGCAAGAATCATTTCTTCTTTTGTCATGGCTTTAAATCTGTTTGCCGCTTCTTCCTTTTCCATTGGTGACATACTTTTATTTTCATCATTCATCTTTTTTTTCATCCTTCCTTTTATTCTTTATTTCATAAACGATT